ATCAGCCTATTATCGGCGGTACTAATGTGAAAGTAGTCGGGTACTCTCGACAATTTGGAGATATTTAAATGGCACTGACTACAACCGAAGAAGCGCAAACACGCGCACTTATTGAGCAAAATGCTGCACTGCTTTCACTGGCTGCAAGTGAGCCGACGATTATCAGTAAACTGGCTGCAACAAAGGCTTCATTGTCTGATTTGCCAGCGGCTACCGTTAAAAATAATACTGACCTGTTTTTAGTTCGTCAGGGAACTGAAGATAAGAGTATTACAGGCGCTTTGGCTGGTGGTGATGCTGCTTATGTGTCTTATACGCCTACTGGTGTTGGCACTGTTGCTACTACGGTGCAGGGTAAGCTGCGTGAGAGTGTGAGTGTGCTGGATTTCGGGGAAAATACAGTACCCGGCACCACAGATATGACTGCTGCTATTCAAGCAGCTATAGTTTCAGCAATTGCAAGAAAAGTTGCGCTCTACATACCGTCTGGTAATTACTTATGGACAGCTTCAAACCACTTTATTGATTGTTTTTCAACGGGTCTGGTGATCGTTGGAGACGGCCAAAACAATTCGCGTATCACCATCGATGCAAATGGAATTGCATTTGATGTTCAAAGTTATTTCAATAACCAATTGGTTGTATTAGGCGTCGGCTTCGAGGTGCTAAACCCAACGACCAACAATAACGCAACCATTTTCAGAGTATGGCGTAGGTCGCCGTATGGGTCTTTCGGGGCAAGCTTTGTATTTCGTGACTGTGAGTTTAAGGGTCACACAAATTGTGCAATCCACGGCATTGCAGCAACACAATGCCAAGTGACGAACAACGTCATCTCAGGGGTAAGCCCATACACGGCATCCAGTGGATTGCTTGCCACCTACGATGATGCTGGAATTCGTCTTTGGGGTGCAGATGGAACAACCGCGCTTCAAGAGCATCAGTTTAGCAATCTGATCAACATTTCAGACAATTGGATTACCGGTAGTAAGTTCGGCGTTGACTGCTGGAGCGCAACAGAAACGCTAGTCGCAAACAATAACATTAGCAATTGCTACATTGGTCTGAGCGCAAAAGTTAACTCCGCACTCAGCCCATCAAGTAGCGCAACGGCTAACGCCAGCAAGGGGACAACCTTTGGTGCTGTGACTATTGATAGAAACTGGTTTGAAGCGAATGCGCTCTACCACTACTCTGATGCTGATGTGGATGGTGCAGGGGTGAATATCGCCAATACGCAGGCAGATATTTACACCAATGGAGGGAGCCGTGGGACAACCCCAAACACGAAAATAAAAAGCACTTGCACCACCGTTGTTGCGACAAATTCTGTTGCAGCACGGCAGTATTTCGCAGGGGCCGCATTAAGCGACAAGCTGTTCTATTCTGCGTCTATTTTTGATGCCGCATCTGGTAACGGCCTTAAGTATCGACTTGCTACTCGTGAGGCTTTCTTTGGTGTCCCATTGCGAGTTCCAGGTGTTAGTTTTGGTCCTGATGCTTATACCCTAGCAGCCGATCCCACGCTGACACTTGATGCGTACAAAGAAGGCACTTTCACACCTGTGCTTGGGACAGATGGCACGCAGCCCACTGTTGCGTACAGTGCGCAGTCTGGCACATACACCCGAATAGGAAATGTTGTCCACTTCAACATCTACCTAGTAACTTCTTCCTATAGCGGAGGAACTGGAAACCTGACCCTTTCCGGGTTCCCTTACACGATAAGTGAAAGCGACTCTGTAGCCGCTGTCTCGAACAAGAGTGTTTGGACAACACAAGGCCCAACATACGGGCGGGCGGTATCTGCTACCAATAAGTTCTACCTCTATTACGACACAGCTACCGCATCAACTGCCGTCCCTGGCGCGAACATGGGTGGTGGTAGCGGTACTAATTTGAGATTATCTGGTCGTTACTTCACAAGTGACGCTTTCCCATGAAATTTAATCCCACTAGACAAGCAAGTGCCATAGATGGTGCTGAAATAGTTAGGGCATAAAATGCCAAGCAATAAACTAATAAACAACCTATCCCGCGCTTTGTGGGATTCAGACTTGATTGCAAGCCGCTTAAGTCTTGCGATTGCTGAGTTCTTTTGGGCGGTGATGTTGTTGTTTTGGGGTAATAGCCACGACTTGTTTAGTCGCCCTACTTATAAGCAAATGGCCGTTATCATGCCTGCTGAGTCGTGGGGTATTGTGTTGCTTTTATCGGCTGGCGTGCAACTAACCATCATCCTAAACGGCGATATGCACAGTGCATTCGCTAGATACTTTGCAGCTTTTAACGCTTGCTTGTGGGTTTATATCGGCATTGTTTCACCACTGTTGTCGGTGTACCCTCCACCGGCTGCGATGGGTGGCGAATTCGCTTTGGCATTTGCAGCAGTTTGGATTTGGGTTCGCCCTTATATTTTAGCCAAAGGGCCTAAAGAGTGAGTGATAAAGATACACCACAGCGCCGAGCGTCAGACTCAAGCCCTAATCCAAGTAACAGCGATATTGTTAAATTGCTTCTTGAAATGCAGCGTCAACTAGATACTGTAATTCGCAAGCAAGAAGAGCATTCTACGGCGTTTGTGACTAATGATCTTGGTAAGCCTGACCTTGAAGGCCATCGCCTTTACCATTTCAGGTCGATTAAAAATGCCGAACAAATGGACAGTTACAAAGCCGGTATGACTAAAACCATTATCGACTGGGCCATGAAGGGCGCTTTGATGTTTTTGATTGCTGGTATTATCTCAGTCGCTTCAATTAAATTAGGAATTCAAAAATGATGTGTTGGATTGTTATGTTGCATTGGATGCAAAACGAATGGGAAAACATTTATGATAAACAGTCGAAGTCTTGACGATCTAGAGCCTGAAACAAAAGAGAAAGCAAAGGCTTTAATAGCTGGTTGCTTGCTTGAAGGTATTGACTTGATTGTGACTAGCACTTACCGGGACTATGCTTCGCAGGGTGCTTTGTACGATCAAGGGCGCAAAACCATTGGCAAGATTGTGACCAATGCAAAGCCAGGTTATAGCTTTCACAATCATCGAGTTGCACTTGATGTGGTGCCTGTGGTGGCTGGTAAGGCTATATGGGATGATAGTCGCCTTTGGTCGCGTATCGGTGCTGTTGGCGCCTTAGCTGGCCTTGAATGGGGTGGTTTGTGGAAGTTCAAAGATAAGCCTCACTTCCAAAATACAGGAGGTCATTCTATTGATGACTTTTTGCGGGAGCATGCTTGATGGCTGATATTACCGGACTTGGTGCGGTTTCTGAATTGGCAAATACCGTCATTGGTAAGATTTGGCCAGACAAGTCAGAAGCTGAAAAGCAACAATTGGCAGCGGCTGTTACATTGGTTCAAGGTCAGCTAGAGGTTAACAAGATTGAAGCATCTAGCCCGTCTGTTTTTGTATCTGGCTGGCGTCCTTTTATCGGATGGGTATGCGGTACGGCGTGCGCTTGGAATTGGATCGGGATCTCGATTGTGTCAACTATTTGCACCATTTTAGAAAACCCTGTAATTCTGCAAAAAGCCGATGTATCTGAAATGATGCCAGTTCTTTTGGGCTTGCTTGGTCTTGGTGCTTTGCGAACGTATGAAAAACTAAACGATAAAGCTGCAAAATAAACAAACCCGCATTACGCGGGTTTTTTGTTATGGCATTTGTTTTGTAAGTATCATTAAAAATGATGGAAGTACAGCAAAATAAAAAACAATAAGCAATTCAATATCTTCAATTCCATATTTTCTATAAGTAACAAACACACCAAGTAAATTAATAAAGCTCCACAAAAAAGGAACCAGCATCCACCATGAAAGCATAATTTCCACAATCATTCCTTCACAAAACAACCATTAGGCATCAAAGTACCTTTACGGTCTTTGATTTCATGATGAGCGAACGCCAAGCAAGTAACCAAGTCCAGCTCCTCCTTTTCAGCCACGATAATCAGCGTCACCAACACATCACCAAGGCCGTCAATAACACCTTCGCGGTCGCCTTTGATAAGTGCATCAGCTAGTTCACCAAGCTCTGAAACTGTCTTCAAAAGCTGGGTTTGGCTTGTGGCGTTTGGGATTATCTTACGATCTTTGGCCCAATTAATAACTTGGGTTTCTAGTGTTTCAAATGTCATTTCATTTCCTTAAATAAGTCTGGTTGATCGTTCGCAATGGCTTGCGAGTTATGAGGCTTGTAAGCCTTGTTTTTTAGCTCATCGTAGCAGGTTGGCCCAATGGCCTTGCCGTCTAAGTAAAAGTGCTTACCGCCTGATTTAAGAGGCTTTCCACACTTAAAGCACCTAAGCATCCATCATTACAAACTCTGAGCGTTTGTTTTTTTGCTTGTTGATTGCCATCTTCAAATACTTGTCATAGTCACTTCGCGGTATGCTTTTACGCTGTGCATCATGCCAGTCCCAAAGTTCGCGCAAGATTGTTATTTCGCTTTCCCGTGCATCAAACTTACCCCACTTTTCAACCCGTTTAATCAGGTTCGCAATGGCTGTTTTAGCTTGGTTGCATATTGGCATGACTTCAAACTTACCGATGCCATTTTCAGCCATCACTACAGCCATCGAATGCAGTGCAAGAATGTCATATAAGTCCTGTTCCGTAGCCGTATGTTCTTTCATTGATCTAATGGCAGACAATTCACGTATTTGAATATCTCTCAGGATTTGATCGTCAATAACGCACGCACCATTAATGGCATGAGCTACGGCGCTGAATCCCGGCGATGTATTCCAGTGCTTGCGCTTGCAGGATTTTCTCATTGCTTAGCTTTCATTTTTGCAACTCGCGTCGAATGTCGATTAATACAAAAAGCACCGATGATGCAAATATACCAATTGGAGCGCCGTGATTGATACCGATGCCAATGCCAATAGATATGGCCGCAATTTGACCTACGAACCATAAAGCGTTTTTATTCATATTCAAGCCTTAAAGTAATCGTAAGGCGTTCTCGCCTTGCTTGTCATGCTAACCATTGGCCGGTGAGCAATTCGCACGCCATTAACGATGCTTGGCTTGTCGTAAGCGTCCATCGAGTTAGGCCGACCATCCCAACGCTTCAATTCTTTACCGTCATAAATGCCGTCCATCTTATTTAGCGTTTGTGGTGGTGTTTTCTTTTTGGTTGCCATTTTTAGGTTCCTTTGTGTTGTTGATAAAGTCTTTGGCGATTCCAGGCCAGCCTAGACGGTATGCCTTGTCGTGCTGCTCTTGAGTCACACGAACGCGAAGTGTCGGGTATTTTTGTGTAGCGCCTTTACTCACAGAAAGTACTCCAGTGCAGCGTAAGCCAAGCCGATACCGATTGAAACGGCCAGCATTACATCTGCCAATTTCTCGTATTGAATACGCTTGTATGAAGTGATTGACGATGCGTAGTTGACTGTTTTAGGAAATGCTTCGTCAAGCGAGCGGGAGAATTTGCGGGTTGTTTCCATTTTTAGACCTTGGTTGTTGTTGATGGTTTAGTGTAGCACATCACATTCAGTTACTCGAATAATTGGAGTAACTAGTTTGATTTATTTTTGTGCTGGTGAAGTGCGGCACCAAAACTATTTATCAGCTTGATCTCGGACTTTATGTCTTCCAGCGTGTTGTCTTCTGAAAGACCGCCTCCATCGCCAAGTCTTTCCAATAGATCAGCCTTTGTCCCGGTTACTGATATCTTTCGGAAGGTAACAGGCTCCACGCTCTGCGCTTCCTCGCGGGCGATGGCTTCTCGTAGTGATATGTTTGACGCCGTTAAGTCGTCGTATGTCTCTATTGACTTGGCCCTCCCTGTGTGAACTTTGGTTATGAATTTTTCACCAGCTGCCAATGCCTGCTTCATTGCTTCGATTGTTGATTTCATTTCATTTTCCTTTTTTAAGCAGTCTTACGCTCTTTGTATGACTCAATTTGATTTACAGCCCGATAAACAGTGGTGTACCCAACGCCTAAAGCCTCGGCTATGGCGTGATACGTGCGCCCTTGCTCACGCAGTTTAATCAGCGTAGGCATGATGCTTTTGTCAAAAATCCTACGTGCGTCAGTGTCGTTTCGTTTTGCCATGATTAAAACGGAACCAGATAATGAAAGTCTCCGCACTCATTTGGTGAGTACATGTAATCATCAGGAACCAAGCCATTGAAAACGCATACGTTGCCGTTTATCTTGTCCAAGTTATCGCAGTCAAAACAACGGTTTTTGTTTAAAAACTCTTCTGCCTCAAGTCGCACGCGCAAGGCTTCTAAGTATTGTTCTTTGTCAGTCATTTAAAAATCCTCTGTTTGCTCAAGTGCCATTGTTTCGATAAAGTCCACAACTTCAGGCGATAGCATTTCAGCAATATCGACACCATTTAGCTTCGCAGTTTCAAGTGTGCAAAATTCAGAGTGATCTGGCTCCAACTGCAAACCAGTTCCTCGCTCACGACTTCCGCGCTCGGCTTCGTTGTATTCAAGCTCGCATTCAAGCTCTCCACCGTCAAAAATGTATGTGTAGGTAATCACAATACCATCTCCAATTGGTTAGCCGCGTTGGTCAAGGCTGTAGCCATGTCGCGGGCCTGTTGTGGTGTCATTGAGTGTTGAAAGTGCATTGAACCTGCTTCCTGGCTAACTGCGACTATCTTGCCGATTAACGGGTCAGGATGAATGTGAGTTGTAATTGTCACAAAGTCTGCATTTGTGAAGTTTGGGATTTGTACGTTTTCCATTTTTAGTCTTTCCTGTTGTTGATTGATTTACCAATTACAGCGGCTGCGCGGACTATCACTCGGCGTGTAGATGCGTATGGATCGACGCTAGGAGGTTCATCGACATAAATACAGTCATAGTCTCTACAAACAGCTCTCTTGTCACTCTTGTCTGGAGGATATGGAACAAGGTTCATCTTCACCGCCAGCCGCAGCGCATCACCATCGTCTTCAAGAGGGTTCCACTCTTTCCATCCAATTCCATCAATGCCAGAAACAAATAGTCGTCCGTCATCGCTGTATTGGAATCCATAACTAGCCGCCTTAGCAGCAAGTTCAATTAGTTCACGGTCATTCATACATTTCCTTTCTGTTGTGATGCCTAAAGTGTAGCGCACTTTTAACGCTTTGCGCTACATTTAGTTAATTATTCATCTTCTTTTTTCTCATGCCATACGGTAGGCCGCAATCCTTGTCGCTGTATTAGCCATGAGCTAGTCCCTGATATTTTGTTGATTAGAAGCCACGGCAAACGCCTTTTCTTAGCTTGAGTCTGAGCTTGCTTTCGGTGTGCAGCTGTAATTACTGCGGTGTTCTTTACCTCTACACTCCAGCTTTTACCATCTGGGTCTACGGCAATAAAATCTTCAACCGCCGTGCCAGCATTTAGCTCTGCCACACTCCAATCCAAGTTAGTCAATAATTCATTTGCTTCGCGCTGGCCTTTGCGCCCTTTGGCTCGTGCGTTAGTCACTCTTCACCCCGCATAACAGCCTCAATGCGTGAGAGCTTTACCTTTAGATCAACCATCTCATAAAGCATAGCCCTGTAGGCGTCCATTGCTTTTTCTGATCGTTGCTGTTCAGCCTCTAACTGCGCTTTAAGCGTGTCAAGTTGCAGTTTTTCTTTTTTGGTCATCATTCTGTTTTACTCCAAACTCTATCAATCACGTTATAAAATTTACCGTTTTTCTTGTGGCTTATCATCGTTGGTGGTGTCCCATGCGTCAGGTCAAAGGCGCATTGATCTAAGTCTTCACTTACCGTTACACCAGCCCGTTTAGCCATGTCTGCAACCGTCTGGCGGGCTTTGATTCCTGCGTAGTTGGTGTGGTTTACGGCATGATATTCCACAATTGCAGGTGTCGTCAGTCCACCATAATACCGAACTTGAAGCATATCTAAGCCACTGGTGCGGCTTGTGTGCTTTTTCCATTGCCAGCTTGTTACCTGCATTTCAGTGGGTTCGATGCCCATGATGCATTCACCGCGCAAATACACCTCTTTAGGCTTTTCCTCTGGTGGCGGGAACTGGTGGCCGCACGCATCGCATTGTCTTACGCTTGCATGGCAAAGCTCGTCACATTGTGGGCAGGTCTTTGTCGGTGCTATTCCTGAGCCTTTACCGCCGCGCTTGGGTGGTGTTATTTGGGTGATTGGGCCGTGTGTGGCTACGTTTCCGGCAAAGTCTAGGACCATGCAGTCTATCTTGCCTGGTGCAATGCGTAGGCCGCGACCGCTCATCTGGTAGAAAAGCGCAGCAGAAAGTGTGGGCCTAAGCATAACAATGCAGTCTATATTTGGCGCATCAAACCCAGTTGTCAAAATACCCATGTTGGTGACTGCCTGAATTTTCCCGGCTTTGAAGTCTTTCAGGATTCTGTCACGTTCAGCGCTGGGTGTATTTCCAGTTACTGATTCTGCCGTGATTCCATGTTCTCGCAGCATGTCTCGCACGTCTTCGCTGTGCTGTACCCCGGCACAAAACACAATCCAGCTCTTACGGTCTTTGGCGCGCTCTATCGTCTCTAAAACAGCCTTGAAGTTGTTGTCACTGGTATTAATGGCAACCTCTAGCGACCGTCCGATAAATTCGCCACCTGACTTCTTAACGCCTTCGGTTGATAGCGTCATTGATGTGTGCTTACTTCGCAATGGCGCAAGGTAGCCACTTTCGATAAGCTCCAAAATTGAAATTGGTTCAATCAAGTCTGAAAAAATAACCTCGTCGCCTTCATGGATCATTCCGTGCCCTAAACGGTACGGGCTTGCCGTCAAACCGATGACGCGCATATCTGGGTTAATTTCTAGCAGGTCAGCGATTAAACGGCGATAGGTGCCGTTTTCAGTTGGACTGATTGAATGGCATTCATCCACGATTAGCAAGTCAATATGGCCTATTTGCTTTCCTCGCTTGGCTACGCTTTGCACGCCTGCGAAAACGATAGGTTCTGTCAGACAATACCGTTTAAGGCTTGCAGAATAGATGCCCATTGGAGCATTAGGCCAGTGCTGGCGCATTTTTTCAGAGTTTTGCGAGATTAATTCTCTGGCGTGGGTCAACATCAAAACACGCGTTCCGGGCCATGATTGAACTGCGTCCTTGACCAGTGCGGCGATTATGTGAGACTTTCCAGCGCCAGTTGGCAGGACTAAGCAAGGGTTCCCGGCGTTACCCGTTGAAAACCACTCGTATAGCATATCAATGCTCCTTTGCTGATATTCGCGCAACATTAGCCTATAACCCTCGCATCAAACTCGCTAAACTTCTCACGCACGCCACTAGCGCACGCATGCCAATTAGCGACGATCTCGCGGCTTAAATAGCCTTCGGGCGCATTGTGAATTGGGCCTTCTTTGGTTAGCCAGATAACGCCATTGTTAGTTCCTTCCATTTCCCAATTGGGAGTCATGTCTGGGTGCAAAACGTGGTTGTCGCAGCCTGCTAACTGAGCATTCAAGTCTGGAATTGTCATATCCCAATGTTGGCAATGCCAAGTTCCATCATCCATAACGGTGCTATTACAGCAAGTTCTACAGTTTACTTCTTTGGTGAGCTTTGAGCCGTGGCATAGGTCGTGAGCGCTGCAAAACTTGCATTCAAACCATGAAGAATCCGTGCTAATTCCAGCCGGTGCGCGATCAGCTTTAACGATGCGATGCCCGCGTTTAATGGCCTTTTCAGCCACGTCCGCATTGAATGGCACCTGCTCTATGTATATCTCGTCATTGTCCTTTGCAACCATAACAAACAAGGCGTGGTTGATTTGTTTACCGCTCATGTATAAATGGACTTGGCTCCAATATGTCGGGTTAGCTTTCTGCAAACCATCTTTTTGCATAGCCTTAAACTTCTTTAAGCTGGCGGTCTTAATCTCTAAGATGTGTTTTTCTTTGGAGTTACCCGGCACGCCTGATTCAATAATCCCGTCAATCGACCCCGATACATGGAATCCAAAGTCAACGCGACTCTGATTCGTGCCAGTGCTGACAATTTTCATTCCAATGTTTTGCAAGTCTGAAACAACCGTGCGTTCTTCTAGCTGGCCACGGCGAAACAATCGCAGAATTCTACCTGGAAATTTCTCAATCACGGCGAAGCGAAACGAATACCAAAGGTAGCGGTCACACGCATGGCCAAGCTGTGAGCATCCCATGTGGCCTCGTGGGCCTTCTTGATTGGATTCGTGGTGAGCGTCTATTAGCTCTTGAATGTCTTGTGACATTGTTTGTCCTTTTTGTTGATAGAAAAACCCGCTTATTAGGCGGGTTCATCATGTTAATCCATTAAGTCAGGTTCTGACGCAAACATTGATTCCTGCTTGAAATTGTTTTCACCTTCAAACCGTTTTGATGCAAGCGATAGATTGATCTTGGCTTGTTTGAAGTAGCTGTCTTTTAGCTCAATTCCGATGGCTTTACGGCCCATTGAAACGGGGCTATAAACCTCAGAGCCTACACCCATAAACGGTGTTAGAACGACTTCGCCAGCGTTGCTATACAAGTCAACCAAGCGATCAATCACGTCCAATTGGAGGGCGTGAACGTGTTTCTCATCGTCCTCTTCGCGTGCGTCACGGAACGGCAAGACATTGTCGATACGAATGTCATCCCATACGCTTGATGCATAACGCTGCCAAATGTAGTGAGACAGTTTGTTGCTCTTCGGGTCTTTGTGGTCGTGAAATGTATTGTTCAAATACTCCCACAATTCGTCTTCGTTAAACTTTGACTCGTTGGCATTGTTGAATGCACGCAAAATGTTAGGAAGGATTGGAGTCTCGCCAGCGTAGCGCTTCAAACCGCTTGGATGCGTCACAGGAACTGCGTTTTCGCCTTTCTTGGTGAACACCAATACATAGTCAGGCATGGCTGTAAAACACTGCGTAGAGTCTTCGACAATCAGTTTATGCATAAGGCTTTTAACCATTGTCCGCATACGTACTTTGAGTGGCTCTTTCCAGATCGTGATTCGGTTTCGGTACTGGAAACCGTATTTTTCATGCAGTCGAATGATCTCGTGCGGGAAGTCCCAAAGGCGGCATGAGTTGTCGAAAACGTCAGTACAGTGGACTGCGTTTACACGGCCCGGCTTTGTCACTCGCGCCATTTCAGCGATAAGAAACTCATACTGCTCTAAAAATTGCTCAGATGAATCACAATTGCTTAAATCATTTGGACTAGATGAGTAGTTATATAACCCGCCACCACTTTTTGACGAAAAAGGTGGTGAATATATTGATAAATCTATGCTATCAGATGGTAACGATGGCATCACAAGCATGTTGTCTGAGTTGTATAAACTGTATTCATTAGTGTGAATTTCCTGCTTAATTTCCATTTTTGTTTTCCTTTGTTGCTAAATATTTATTGACCGATTTAAGTAAGCTATTGCATTAGATAGCAAAGCAATACTGTCCTTGAATTTACCTAGTGCCATGTTGCAATTCGAGCAAAGTATTCCTCGTACTTTCCCTGTCGTGTGGCAATGGTCTATAACAGGAAACATGTTGTAATTTCCTTTTTCTTGGTACCCACATATCTCACACTTATGAAGGCAAGAATCCATCATTTTATTGAAGTCATCAATCGACAATCCATATGTGCTAAGTAATCTCCTGGCAATTCTCTTTTCAGGATTTTCTTTATGCCATTTCTTTGCTTTCTCTTTCGCATCCTCTCTAAAGTCAGAATCTTCTGCGTATCTGGCTCTGCGTCGGTCATTTTTCAGCTTAATCTGATCTTCATTGAGCTTGAACTTTTCTGGGTTGTTCTTGAAATACTCTTGCATGTATATCTTCCTGGCTTCAGGATTGCTGATTGACTGCATATTTCTTTTTAGCCTGTACTGAATGTCTTCTTGTCCCTTTAATTTCCGAGTCTCTGCATATTCAGGTTTCCACATTATTTCTTCCTGCCAGTTAAAGACTAAATCATATCACAGTAAAGTTTTAGTATTTAACTTTATTTTTGCAGGAATGATGGCAATTTCCCGGTGTTCTGGAAATCTCGCGTCACATTGCTAAAGTCCTTATTTGCATGGGCTACAAGATTTTCATACAATGAAATTGCTTTTTGTGTCTTCTCTTCAAGAGCTGTTAGAACTCGTTCCTGACCTTCGCTTATTACCATATCGCAAATAACCTCTGACTTCTGACCGAAGCGCCAAAATCTACGTATTGCCTGGTAATACTGCTCATAACTCCACGTTGGAAAAAACACGGTATGATTGCAGTGCTGCCAATTGAGGCCCATCGAAGTCATTTTTGCCTTGGTTATAAGGCGCTTAATATCTCCTTTGGCAAACGAGACTAAGATGTCTTCTTTCTTGTCGATAGACATACCGCCAATGATCTCTACAGCATCACGATCAAGCTCTGAAAGTAGTGCGCTTTCGTCGTTTAGGTTACACCAATAAACCGATGTTTTACCGTCTGCAAGTTGAACGGCTTTCTCACATCGTTCTTTGACTGTGAGTTTTTGCTCCTCGCGCACCTCTGTCATTGATTTTGCAGGCATAGCAAACAATGAAGCCTGATCGTCTATGCACCATGTTTCACTGTTATGCACCATGTGCTTATTCAGGTGCAGCGATGGCAACTCATAATTTGAGTCGCTAAATCCTAGGTCAGATGGTTTTTTCACCATGATTGACCACTGGTTTACCCATGCGAAAAAGTCACGTTCTGCGTGAGGCTTTAGGTAAAACTTCTCGCCAATGTTGCGATTATTGCTGTCTGCGCTACCTTGGTTGTTCTTAAAGAACTTGGTTAGCATGTCCATGTAACCCATATAACCAAGGGCCTCAGAGCTATTGCCAAGCTCAATAAAATCATTCGGGCTGGGTGTGGCTGTACTCAAAAAGCGATACGGCACGCGCTTGATAAACGCCACGATAGCGTCACGGGTTTTACCTGCGAAGTTCTTTAAAATCCCTGATTCGTCAAGAATGACGCAAACGAAGTCGTCAGGGTTAAGCAAGTGCAACCGCTCATAGTTGCATACGACAATGTTTTTTGTGAACTTGCCGTCCTTGCTGTGCTCAATGTCGTCTACTCCAATGCGTTCAGCTTCTTTGATAAACTGAAAAGCTACGGCCAAAGGCGTGAGAATCAAAACGCGCTTATTGGTCTTGCGGATGATGTTTTCAGCAAGCGTAATGCTGATTAATGTCTTACCCAGTCCAGTGTCAGCAAACACCCCGATACGGCCTTTGCGAAGTGCCTTCGTGATAATGTGTTGCTGAAAATCAAACGCTGATTCAGGCATCCAGATTGGTTCAAAACCAAAGTTGCCCGTAGTGTGTGTTTTGTTTTTTATGAAGTCGGCATAACTCATAACATTCCTTTTTGTTGTTGGAAAAACCCACCTAAGCGGGTTTCTTATTGTAGCTCAAAAACTAGCGTTTTGCCCAAGGTGGAGACTTTGCCGAAGGTGCTTGAGTATCCTGGCGTTGTGGTACTGGCGATGGTTGACGTGGTGCTGGCGCTTTACTTCCACCTGTCAATGGCTTGTATGCTTTTACATCGTTTCCAGCTTTGTATTTTTCAACCTTGTTGCCTCGATCATCGGTTTCATATACGGCATCTTTAATGGCCAACTTGACAATCATTTGCCCCCCCAAAAGCTGATCGGTATCCTCAAATGTTGCCGCCTGAATCCCCAAAATACGCAGAATATCACCCAACTGACCACGGCCAATAGCCTCGGCTTTTTGGCTTGGGTTTTGAATGTTGAGCATCGAAAACACAATGCGCCCCGTATGAGTTGGGCCGTCAACAATCATTTTCAGATTGATGTATGTACCATCTCCTGCCTTTGTTTGCTTCAAGTCTGCGCCGTCAATAGTGACGCTGTATTCACCTGCTGGAAGTGGTGGAAAGTCACCGTCCCCAGTTGATGCCAAGTCTTCGTCCGTAAAACTCATTCCGATATGTGCCATTTTGTTTATTCCTTGTTAACAGTAGTGATTGAAAATGATGACCGTGAAGCCGTTGTGGTGATAGCTTTTGACAAAATTGATGTAATGTCTTTGTCTGCATTTGTCCATGCAGTAAGGTTAATGTCTGGCTTCCAGCGAAACAACTGAGAAAGCGAGTCTTGAATACCGTACTCATTTGCGATTTCCTGAACTAGATCAGCGTCAACCTTGCGATTTAAGCGGGTTGTCACCTTGACCGTAAAGTCGTCTAGTTTAGTCGTTTGCACGGCATCTAAACGGTCGTCAACCTTCAAAGCTTCGCTTAATTTGTCTTCGATTGATCGGCGTCGCTCCTGCGCTTCGTGTTCGTCTGACTTGGCTTTTAGCCATTGTTTGGATAGTTCTTAGGTGTTCATTTGCGAGCCTCTAGCATGGAGTCAGCCATATCTGAAGAAAGCTCTGAGATTAATTGGAAGACGGTAATTACTTGTTTGAATTTATCCAGTTCAATCGCTTGATCTTGTAGCGCAGCAAAATACACAGGGTTTGACAAAATTCCCTGCATCGCCTTGGCTGCGAAGTAATCGCGCAGTGTCATGCCGTCAATAACCCTATAGCCATCATTTTGAATATACTCTGCAATTGACGGAAACGCTGGACCGCCTGTTTCAATTTCTTTTTTCATACAACCGCCTTAATCATTGCATCATTAAACGCGCCCCAATTCAAAGAAAAGCTATCAGGCAAGCTGTAGCGATTCTTTGCGAGATACGCTGGCTTTTCTTGCGTGAAGATCATGCGTTCACCGTTTGAAATAGCCCTCCCGCGCTCCTTATTGAAGCCCAAGTCTTCTTTCTTGACGACCGTTTTATAGTTTGCAAAGAAAACACAATCAGCCCATTCTTGGATGATGGCGCTTGAACGGGTTTGCAGCTTTGGCTGGTAACGGTCGTAGCTGTCTACCTCGGGGCTATCAAAACGCTTAATCTCACTGTGACCAATGAGAATGACGTTCATTCCCTTGTCGTTTCGCAGGGCGTTAAACCCGTCGAGAATGTCGCGCCACTTGTTCGCCAAGTACATTGCAGCACGGCCATAGGCTAGTTCTTTAGCGTCGTGTTCTGCTTCAATCTCGCTGTTAAGCAAGTTCTCAAGCCAGTCTACCGTATCGAGTGCTACGGTCTGGTATTCGTGATCCTCGGTGTAAAGCGTTTGAATCATTTCCATGACATCGGAGCTACTAGTTGCGATTGGAAAATGAGCCACGTCCAAGGCGTCTAAGCCGTCTTCAGCACAAATGAAGATCGGGTTTGGTGCTTGGCTGGCAAAGGTTGATTTACCAATGCCGTGCGTAGAGTACAAGAAAATGCGAGGTGGACGAAGGTTTTTACCCTTCTTGATAGAGCTTAGATCGATTGCCATTTTGATTCCTATCTGTTGAATTAGCCACCGTCTGACGGTCAGTTCGTGGCGTTGTTTAAGTGTAGCGCAATTACAGTGTGTTTTTCCAAACGCTTGTAATATTTTTTGCTGAATCTGAAATTTTCATATCTTCTGCTTTTTTTGCTTCTCGTTTTAGCTTCTCGGTCTTGTAATCCCGCTTTGGTTTTGGCATTTCACCATCGAAAATAGTCTCAAGAGTGACATACTTTTGAAAGCAGCAGTTGCACAGCCTTACCCGGTATATAGTCGTTGGACTGTCGCGTCTAGTCTCTAAGACGCATGACTGGGCGTTGTGTTGGCAGGTCATGGAATCACCGGGAAAAATGCATTAATCGTCACTGGTGCGACTACTCGCAATTGCTCTAAAACCTGTTGTGCAATGGAGCGGTGTTCCTTTTGTGTTGACGGGTCTAGGCGTGATTGTAGGTAGTGAATCCAGCTTCGTAGCGTGCCGCTCATATACATGCGACTAGTCGTCAATCCTTCGGGTAGTAAGGCGCGGGCTTGTTCTTTGGCAATGCCTGACTTGATGGCCATGTCGTAAGCGCGTTCTGAATAATCCAAAATGCTGATCTGAGTTTCATCCCACCACCGCTGAATGCCTTCATTTTCAAATGGTTTTAGCTCGATTGAGTTCTGCCGATTAACCGTGTCTTGCAAGCGGCATTCCCGCAATGGTGCGTCTGGTAGGTCGTTCGTGTTTGCATATCGCTGGCTGAATTCTTGAAAGCTAAAGCTTCGATGGCGCAAAATCTGACGGCCAATGTCTCGGGTAGTTGTGATTTCAATGCACGCACTTGCCATTTCAAAAGGGCTTACATGATTGTGTTGCATCATGTATTTCAACAAACCAGTGATTGATTCGTTGTCTTGATTTGCTGGATTGCTTACCCGCGCAATGTAGGCGATAAGTTTGTCAGCTTCTGTAGTTGCCCAGATTAGTTTTGTGTTCATTTCATTTCCTTAATGTGTTCTGCAAGTCCGTAATAACGCTTATCTTCAAGATATTTTGCAGCATCTTCAATCGCCTGTTTACGGGATGCTTGCCAAGCGTCCCATTGGCCTTCGTTTGCTGCATAACAATGCTTGTAAGCCCAAGCCTCAAACGCTTCTCTATTCGTCATTTTGATTCTCCAATAATCTCAAATTCAATCCCACATTCATCAAACAGGCGCTTAGATCGTTCTGAGCTATCAGACCACCTAGCCATGAATTCAGGGTCAGGAATAGCTGCTATAACCCGCACAATTCCAGCCTGAACGATGGCCCTTGCACAGTCAATGCATGGCGGGTGAGTTACTACCAAAGTAGTTCCATTGGTTGAAAACCCAGCCTTAGCTGCTGCGTAAATAGCGTTTCGTTCTGCGTGCTCAAACCAAAAATACTTCTCTGGCCGTTCTTTACGTTCATCTTCGTCAGCGCTGCATTTTCGTGGTGCTCCGTTATATCCCCACGGTCCACCGCTTCCGTCTTTGCCAATAATAACGGCTCCGACTTTTGTAGTGTCTTTGCTTAGCTGTGCGATGGATTTGGCGATTTGCAGGTATTTGCTCATGGTTTCAAATAAATAGGATAAGCGTAGCAAGTTCCACCGCATCTTTTAGCTTCTGCTTTTGAGTCTAGTTCTGCAAATTCACCTTTGAATACTTGGTTGCTTCCTTGCATCATCCAGCCGTGATGTTCTTTATTATGAGAGTCAGCAGACAGCATGTCGGCAGCTTCTTGCATCATGTCGAATAGTGCTTGTGTACCTTCAAGATAATTTATCTGGCTTCGCAGCCGATGAATCAGCGCAGCACGATCGCCAGTTGTCGCTGGTGCTTGGCGTGTGAATAGTTGCGTCCATTTGTAGTTATCGACTGACTGCTGGCAGGTAATGTCAATCCCGTGTGTCGCAGGGTTTTGTAAGTAGACCCCCGACTTATTACCTTTCCTCTTCATGAATGGTGATCCAGGCAGCACTTCCCACACCCAAGCGTAAGGCTCCACGCTCTGCGCTTCCTCGCGCTTAATTGCTTCATTCAGCGCATCCCGCTCTTCCCGCATAGCTAAAAATGCAGCAGTGTTTGAATCTTGATTTTTAACTAATCCAGCGTTGTCTGACAGTAGTTTTTTACGATCAGCACAAGCAAATTCATAACGCGCTTTCCAAACATCACGCTCAGCTTGCATATATTCAAAGTCTGATTCGTCAAGTGATTCATTCTGATTTTTCATAACCGAAACCCTATGTAATAAGCCACCGAAGCCGTTATCAATCCAGCTCCTAAGACAGCTAAAACCAAGTCAATGCAGATTCCAACAATTAAGTTTGTTTCTTGCTTGTCGATGTCGCATACGCAGTCGCGTCCTTGATTGCAGTTGTTGTTACAGCCGTTCATTTTCTATCCTTAGTTGTTGATTGTTGAGTCTTTATTGTAGCGCAGGTTTAGTGCGCTACTTGGTTTTACTCGCCAAAAATATTGAGTTCGTCATCAATTTTTACAGAGATATCAAAAGATTTAACACCTGAAGTTGGGACATAAAGGCCTCCATCTTTTTCAATGCATCCAAATTCATCCTGCACTCCAGTTACACCTGAAACATTCATGATTGTTTCTGATTCGTCTGATGGGTAAAAGTTGAAGAGTGTTGTCATTTCGTTCGTCCTATTGGTTGTTGATGTGATCTATTGTGCCACACAATACCGTCAAAAAGAAACAATTTTAAATTTATTTTCACCATGCTTTCACGCCTAAAATTGACGTTTTCAACGAACTTACAAGGCAACCATGACACATCACGAAACAAGCAAATCCCTCGCCATCGCCATCGGCTGGTCCCCGTTCCACATTCATGACTACATTGATCCGCGTGGCGAACACAATATTAACTGTCTGGTAGATGGCGAATGGAAGCCTTTTGACTACCGTGACGCAGCCGTTATCTGGCCCATTGCCAAGCGTTTTAACTGCTTCCCGTGGCGTGACTCTATGGGCTACTGGTGGGCTAACGTTGGCGATAAGGCAGAAGAGCATTCTCACTCGGCTGAGCTGGCCGTGGCTTTGGCGGTGATTGGTGGTGTGAAATGAAGAAGCCGCATATCTTTTACACGGGGGTTCAATGGATGGTCTATCGTCGAAAAATTAAGATTTTCGGCACATCAATGCAGGTCGCATTCGGACCAACGTGGAGAGAAGCTTGGGCTCGCTGGTGCTCTAAAGGGTATAACAAATGAGCAGTCTAAAAAGCATCTTCCCAAATGGCTTCCCCGTCCAAATTGATACGCCAGTCTTGCCGCCGGAGCATCAACTTCGGGTGCATATGTCTGAAAACTGCATCCAAGCGCCTGACGACATTGTTTGTGATGGTAAGTTGCACCGCTTCGCTACAGGGTCAAAAAAGGGTGATTTAAGCGGTTGGTATGTATTGCATGATGGAAAGGTTCCGGCTGGCGTTTACGGCGACTGGAAAACAGGGGAAGAATATCAATTCCGCGCAAACATCGGGCGTGAGTTGACGTTTCAGGAAAACATCGCTCACGTAAAACAGATAAACGAGCTAAAGGCCAAGCGTGAAAAGGAGCTGTCTGACTCGCGGGAGTATGCAGCTTACACCGCTGCAAAGATATGGGACGCGGCTCAGTTGGCCAGTGATGACCATCCATACATCAAGCGCAAGGGTGTAAGTAACCCCGGCTGGCGCATTGCACCGGACGGGCGTTTGATCGCGCCAATGCTGATAGATGGTGACATAAGCGGCCTTCAATACATCAGCGACGATGGCACCAAGATGTTTATGAAGGGCTCTAAGACGGGCGGGGCGTCGTGGCATCTGGGTGCTGTTGAGGCCACTGGAGAAGGTCGTCTATATATATGCGAGGGCATTGCCACAGGTGCATCAATATTTGAATCTACCGGCAATAGCGTTGTCATAAGCTTTTCAGCGGGCAACATGGCGGCGACGGCACAGGCTTTGCGCCATAAGGTCGGGCCACTGCGTGAGATTGTGATCGTTGCTGACAATGACGAGTCTGGTACCGGGCTTAAAGAGGCTACCAAGGCATCTAACTTGATAGCGGCAATGGTTTGTATGCCGCCAGTGCTAGGGGATGCAAACGACTACGCGCAAGCCGGGCATGATCTGGGGGAGTTGTTGGAGCCTACGGAATCAATGACAGCGGCTACTGAGCGCCTTAATGTTGTCTTTGCTGATAACTTGGGCAATGAGTTTATTGCACCGGATGAGCTTGTCGAGGGTGTTATAACGGTCGGTGCATCGTCTGTTGTGTATGGCGATTCAAACTCAGGTAAGACGTTTTTTGTCTTGGATATGGGCTGCGCTATCGCCCGTGGCGTTGAGTGGATGGGTCGCAAGACTGAACCGGGCTTGGTGATCTACTTGGCCACAGAGGCGCCGGCATCGATTAAAACGCGCTTGCAGGCTTACCAAAAATACCATGACTGCACTGTTCCGAACTTTGCCATTGTTCAAACACCGGTTAACTTTCACCGTGATATGCAAGACGCCAAAGACATCGTAACCATGATTGAAGACGTTGAGAAGGCGCTCGGACAAAAGGCGCGGCTGATTGTTGGTGATACTTTGGCCCGTATTAGCTCGGGGGCTAACGAGAATAGCGGTGACGATATGGGGCCGATTATGGAGCGTTTTGACTACCTTGCACGCAAGACAGGTGCGCACGTCTTAATCATTCACCACAACGGTAAAGATGCAGCCAAAGGTGCGCGGGGTTGGTCTGGTATCAGGGCTCACATTGATACTGAGATCGAACTGGTGGACGATAAAGGCGTGCGCAGTGCCACCATAACGAAGCAACGGGAGCTAGGCGGTAAGGGTGACGTGATCGGGTTTAAGCTTGATATTGTTGACATGGGGATTACCAAGTGGGGTAAGACTGCGACATCTTGCGTGGTTGTTGAGGATTCTGAGGCCACGGTTAAGTCAGAGGAAAAGGAGTCGAAATCTACTTCAGAGGCTCGCACAAGCTTTGGCGGGGCGATGATTAAGTACGGTTATATTGATAGCTGCCACGATCTTTACATCACAACAGACAATTGGGTTCAGTATGAAAAGGAAACAAAGCGCCACATTAAAGACACAACAGCAGCTCAAAACGTAACCAAAACCACACGTTACCCTGAGTATTTGAAGGATTCAATTGAGCCAAAAAACGGGGGTTACAGGGTCACAAATGAGTCAAAATTTCACGGAATCAGGTTGATTTTGAAAAGCAGGTAAAAACACCGGTGGGGCAGATCATCGGGGCAGCTATTATTTTTGTAAGTTGTTGATTTATAAGGATTTTTTATCAATCGGGGCAGTAGGTTTATAGGGTCAATAATAAACTGCCCCAGTCCGGGACAGTCGGGGCAGCGCACTATAGTGCTGCCACGACAGACGGACGAAAAAAAATTGTAGCGCATGAATGATGTAAATTTGAGCTACAATAAAAGCTCACAAAAAAGGATTAGTAAATCATGACATACGGAATCAAAGTTGGTGAAATCTATATCGCAGCGGATGGAAGTAAATGTGGTCACATAGTTACAGACGTAACAACATTTAAATATTGTGATGACGTTGTTACAACTCCATTCACTGGGTCTGCTATTTTTGAAGATGGAAATCGAATTGACAGCTTTAAGCTGGCAATGGTTAGATACAAACTTTCAAAAGAAAAGCCCAATTGGTTCCCTAAAGTGATGTAAAATAAACACAACCGTTGAAGCGGTTATCCTACCGCGTTGAGGGTCAGCGCCGGGCCTGGCCTATATCAGCGGACGCCCGGCAAACTTTTTTATCAACACATCAAAGGTAAATACATGAAGATTACGGCACAACAATTGCTTAATAAGGCACAAACGCATATGCAAGCCCGTGCGGCTACTTACGATAAGCCTGAAGGGGAGCGCAGCATGGCAGCTACTGTAGAGGCTTATAACGCTATTACAGGGCATTCACTTACCGAGGCTAATGGTTGGCTGTTGATGGCTGTGTTGAAGATGGTGCGAGATAACCAACGCAAAGAAGCGCATCCTGATTCGGTGGAAGACTTGGTTGCTTACTCTTCGCTTTATGGTGAGGCGCGTCTTGGTGAGGTTGCCAAGCCTTTGGTGGATGGTGGGGTGGTGAAGCTGGATGATGGGTGGATTAAGTGGAATGGAGGAGCTATGCCAGTAAAGTATGGAACTATTATTGAAGTACGTCATAAATCTGGTGATGAATACACATCAAATGCAGGATCAACATTTTCTACAAATTGGGAAAAGATCAATGATGACGGCTGCATCATCGCCTACCGCGTAGTAAAATAAGCCAATGGCAACATCAAAAAAAACTCAGTCAGTAGGTCGCCCAACTCTTTATAAAAAAGAGTATGTCGAGCTTTGTTATAAATTCTGCCTTTTGGGTGCGGATGATAATCGACTGGCTGAAATGCTTGAAGTTGATGTTGCCACAATTTACAGGTGGAAACTTGAATATCCTGAATTTTGCGAGTCCCTAAAGGCTGGTAAGGATGTTGCTGATTCAAAGGTCGCTCAGGCGCTTTATAACCGCGCTTTAGGATATAGCCATCCAGAGGTGGACATCAAGGTAATAGATGGTCATATTGTGCAAACACAGCTTACCAAGCATTACCCTCCAGATACCGGGGCTGCTATGGCGTGGCTTAAAAACCGCCAGCCTAAAACGTGGCGTGATAAGCAAGACATTGACCACACATCAAGCGACAATTCAATGAGCTCTAAGCCTGCTATTGAGCTGGATGCAAAAATGGTAAAAAGCATCCTAGAGAAAATAAGTGCTGACATCTGAGGAAAAGATGGCCGTTAAAGCGGCCATGCAGGTAGATCACTTATTCTTTGCGCGTTACTTCTTCAGAATCCGTGAGGGTGTCAAATTTCGCATAAATTGGCACCACAAAGCCATTGCAGACGCTTTGCAATTGGTCATGGATGGCAAGACTAAGCGCCTGATTATCAACGTGCCACCGGGTAGCTCAAAGACTGAGTTGGCCGTTATCAACTTTATGGCGCGTGGCTTGGCTTTTAATCCAAGGGCACGGTTCTTGCATCTAAGCTATAGCTCTGAACTTGCTGAATTGAATTCGGCTAAGGCAAAAGAACTCATCACATCGGCTGAATTTCAGGAGTTATTTCCGCTGCCAATTAAGTCTGACTCTAACGCTCGCGGGCGCTGGAATGTCGTTGACAAAGACGGGATCTCAATTGGCGGGTGTTATGCCACGTCAACACTAGGGCAGGTTACTGGATTTCGTGCTGGCCACATGGCTAAAGGATTTCAGGGCGCAATCATCATCGATGACCCTTTGAAGCCTGCTGACAGCCTATCTAAGACCAAACGTGACGCGGTTAACAATGCCTACATTAACACTGTACAAAGCCGTAAGGCGTCGCCTGACACGCCGGTTATCGTAATTATGCAGCGCCTGGCTGATGAAGACTTGACCGGGTTTCTTTTGAATGGCGGGGATGGTTATGAGTGGACGCACATCAAGATACCGGCTATCGCTGACGATAAAAGCTACTGGCCTGAAAAAGAGCCATTAGAAAGCCTTTTACAGCTTAAGGAAAAAGGTAACTTCACATTTGAGGGGCAGTATCAGCAGGAGCCTTACATCTTAGGTGGTGAACTAATCAAGGGCGAATGGTTCAAGCGGTACACAGAGTTACCGGGATGGCGTGAATTCAGCCGTCGGGCGGTATTCGCTGATACGGCCATGAAAACCGGGGAAAACAACGATTACACGGTGTTTATTGATGCCGTGTTGCTTCGAACTGGTCAGGTGTATATCCTGAATCTTTGGCGTAAGAAGGTTGACGCAGTGGGGCTGTTGATTATGGCAAAAGACATTTGGGCCAGCGTATCAGTTAACAACGGGCGCGAAGCATTACCGCCTGCGAGCGGGTTCTACATCGAGGATAAAGCCTCAGGAACGGGCCTAATTCAGCAGCTAAAGCATGAACAAGGCTTTATACCCGTCATGCCAGTGCAGCGCACTAAAGACAAGCTAACCCGCGTAATGGAGATTCAGCCACGGATTGAGTCTGGAGGTGTTTATATTCCTGAGTCCGCGCCGTGGGTTGTTGACTTTTTGAGTGAGTGTGAGGCGTTTACAGCAAATGACAGCCATAAGCACGATGACCAGATAGACCCACTGGTGGACGCTGTTAATGTTCTTATGGGTAATCAGTTTGATTTATCAGCGTTATTGTTATTTAAATTGGTGCTTTTGGTAGTGGCATCCAGTGGGTAGGCTTACCTGCCATCTTTCGCCACGTCTGCCTATCGTTTTGAGCGCAAAGTACGCCAGTGGCGTCAACAAATCCCTGCACGCAAAACCCTTTAACTAGGTACAGTCTTGATGCCATATCATTCGGCACCGTCTCAATCGGATGCCAGCCGTCAGGCTTTACAAGTTCAACTCGAATGGATTTTGTAATTTCAGCAATTTTCGCTGATGATGTTGGTTTTAACAGCGCATCAAGTGCCTGCTGCATAACTTCTTTGCTCATTTTTAATCCTTTGTTTATTGAGTCAACATTGTAGCTCAAAAACAGCCATGCAACCATTTATTTGAATTTAATCCTATAATTCACGCAATTATTTAGGATTTAAATGGAAAATCAAAAGCGAAGCCGGGGCCGACCACGTAAAGACAGCGTAATCCGTAGTGACGGCCCGTATCTCAATGTTTTTGCCAGCGTCGGCAACAGCAAAGATCGCAGCTCATACACAACGGCAGGCACACCGCGCATCCTTGATTTTCAAGAGCTGGAAAACCTGTACCAAGGCAACGGATTCGCCCGTCGCATTATCGACCTGCCAGCGTCTGACATGGTGCGAGCATCTTTTGAAATTGAAGGTGTGGAGGATTGTGAGCCTATCCTGGCAGAACTAGAGGGCATTAATATGATGCCTAAGCTATGCGATGCCATAAAGTGGTCTAGCTTGTATGGTGGGGCTCTAGTGGTCATGCTGGTGAATGACGGCGGAATGATGGAGGATGATCTGGTCCATGAGCGGGCTAAGTCGTTGGAGCAATTGCGGGTCTACGATCGCCACCAAGTTACCCGTTATAAAAAGTACACTGACCCAAGTGATATGCGCTTTGGCGGTACTGAGCTTTACATGATCTCGCCTCTGGAGGGGTCGCCTTACGTGGTGCATGAGTCTCGCTGTTTGGTGTTTGATGGCGTCTCTGTGCCTGACCGTACACGCGCCATTAATGACGGCTGGGGGGCTAGTGTGTTGCAGCAATGCGCAGATCAGCTAACACGCTTTGGCATGTCTCATATTTGGGCTAACTCATTGGTAGAGCGTGCGCAACAGGCAGTTCATGGCATTCCTGATCTGACAAACACACTACGCGCACCCGGCGGTGAGGCATTGGTTCGACAGCGTATTGACTTGGTTGACATGGCCAGATCTATAAATAACACCGTTGTCATTGATGCTGTTGAAAGCTACGATCTAAAGTCAACGTCACTAAGTGGCGTTCCTGACCTTATCGACCGCTTTGCATTGGCCCTATCCGCTGTCACGGGCATCCCTGAGTCACTATTGTTTGGCAAGGCTACGGGGGGTTTAACTGCCTCTGGTGGCAATGATCTGGAAAACTGGTATTCAAAGGTAAGCCAACTGCAAGAAACAATACTGTTACCCGCTGTTGATAAGTTGTGCGCAATTCAAATGCACATCATGGGCCGGTATGTTGAGGATTACAAAATTGAGTTTGAATCTCTGTTTATGCCTTCTGAAAAAGAAGAGGCTGAGATTGAAAAGCTAGAGGCAGAGGCCAAGAAGATCAAAGCCGATACGGCGAACATCTACGTCACAATAGGCGCTTTGGACCCGTCAGAGCTTCGCGCCTACTTGGCCAGTGAAGGCGAATACAAGATTGATGACGTGCCATTGATGGCTGAAATGCCT